AAGTGAAACTCGTAATACAATCGATCGTGAAAAGCAAAGAGGTCAAAGAGGTCACAGGTTCGAGTCCTGTCTGGGTAGCTAATAAATTAAAAATGAGAAAATTTTTAGAAAACAAATACACAAAATTAATATTTAGTATTGCAATAATGGGCTCTGCTATTCCTTCTATTTATCAAGACTTTACTTATGGTCATGATGGTGAATGGACACATTATGGAATGATGTTAGTTGGAGTTCTATATTTTATTGAATCATTACTTTGGACACTAGATTTATGGAAAAAAGAGAGCAATTAAAAAAAGCATTAGAATATTATGAAATTATTATCTTTGAAAAAAAAGATTATGATACAAATGATTTCTATAATTTAAAAAGAGAATTATTAAAAGGAGAATATTTAGATTTAATTCAAATATTTGAAGTATTAGAATCTATGATTGAAAAAAGACATAATGATCTTATGAATCGTAGATTAAATTTACTTACAATTTGGTCTACTATATTTCTACCATTATCATTCTATACAGGATTATGGGGAATGAATTTTGATGACGTTCCTTTAATTTCTGATGATCATGGATTTTGGATCTTTAGTATTTTAACTTTAGGTACAGTAGGAGGAATGTGGTATTATTTTAAAAAAAATAAGTGGATTTAGTTGGATTAGCTAATTCCATTTTGTATATTAACGTAAACAATAAAAAATGAATAAAGTATATTATTTCACAGCATCATGGTGTTCACCTTGTAAGACATTTGGGCCCCTAGTAGAACAATCAGGTATTCCTTATCAAAAAGTGGATATAGATAATGACACAGAGCTAGCTGCTAAATTTGGAGTTAGAACAGTTCCTTCACTTGTTAGAGTGAATGATTTAGGTCAGGAAATAGGTAGTAGAATAGTTGGTGTACAACCAGTAGATAAAATAAAAAAATGGTATAATGGGTAAATTTCAATCAAGTAAAGTATTTGACGGTTTTTCTACAGTATTTCGTCAATGGAAAGCAACAACAACACACTGTAGATTTGTACATGGTTATGGTATTTCATTTAAAGTATATTTTGAAGGGGAATTAGATGAAAGAAATTGGGTATGGGATTTTGGTGGAATGAAGAGAGCTAAAACTCAAATTGATGGTAAATCACCAAAAGAATGGATGGATTATATGTTTGATCATACTTTAGTAGTAGCTGAAGATGATCCAGAATTAAAAGCATTTCAACAAATGGATAGAGCAGGTGTAGCTCAGGTAAGAGTAATTCCAGCTACTGGCGCAGAGAAATTTGCTGAGTATATTTATAATAAGCTTAATAAGTTTGTTGATACTGAAACTGAGGGTAGAGTTAGAGTTACCAAAGTTAAGTTCATGGAACATGGTAAAAATGCAGCTTGTTACGTAGAATAGGTTTTGAATAGTGACTGTAAAACCACTTTAAAAAATTAACATATGCACAGAAAATTAAAAAGGATAGGAGACTATCAAAAAACACTACCTGTATTAGAATTATATACAGCAGTACAATCAGAAGGTTCCAGACAGGGTTATCCTACAATTGTTATTAGAACTACAGGGTGTACTCATAGATGCTATTTTGGAGAAGGAGGATGGTGTGATTCTTGGTATACAAGTATTCACCCAGAAAAAGGTACTTATAATTTCCAAGATATTATTGACATGTATGATGAGCATCCCCATATTAAAGAGATGATGTTAACAGGAGGTTCTCCTACAATGCATCCCGCTTTAGTAAATGAACTAACCCATTTTGCTCATGATAGAGAAATTTTTATCACGATTGAAACAGAAGGATCCCATTTCTTACCTACCGATTATCCTATTAATCTGTTATCTATTAGTCCTAAGTTTAGCAACAGTATTCCAGTGGTGGGAGCTGTAACACCTCAAGGAGAAATAGTAGATGAAAGAATGGTTAAAAAACATAATTCTAAAAGATGTAATATGGAGGCAATTAGACAATCTATTGATTATCATTCTGATTATCATATCAAACCAGTAATTGATAAGGATTTATCTATGGTTCCTGAAGTAGAAGATTTAATTAAAGAATTAAATGTACCAGCAGAAAAAATTTGGGCTATGCCTGCAGGTGATGATAGAGAATCATTATTTGAGTCGTACCCAGTAGTTATGAACTTTGTCAGAGATAGAGGATGGAGATTTACAGGCCGTTCTCATATCATGGCTTTTAATACAGAAAGATGCGTTTAAAATTAATATACGGTTCTGATACAGGTAATACAGAGTTAGTTACAGAGGATTTAGTTAAATTATTAGGTGATGTAGAAGTAACTACTGTTGCAGATTTAACTCCTGAAGATTGGGATTATGATAGATTTATATTAGGTATACCTACTTGGTATGATGGTGAACTTCAAAGTGATTGGGAAGATTATTTTGAGGAATTTAAAACAATAGATTTTACAGGTAAAACAGTAGCAATATTTGGTTTAGGAGATCAATTAGGTTATGATGAGTGGTTTTGTGATGGAGTAGGAATTTTAGCTAAAGTTGTTTTAGATAATGGAGGTAGAGTAATAGGTTATACTGATAAGGATGAGTCTTATGATTTTGATACAACCCCAAAATCAATAATAAAAGATGATGTTTTCTATGGTTTATGCATAGATGAAGATAATCAAGGTGAATTAACACAAGATAGATTATCTAAATGGGTTGAACAAATAAAATTAGAGTATTAATAAAAATTAAATTTATGTCAAGAAAGAAAAAATTAAATTTAGAAGTTGTAAAAAAAGGTTATGCAAATGGTGTTTCACATAGCTTTCCCTTAACTGATAAACAAAAAGAAAAAATGATAGAAAAGGCCACTGCAGCCTATGCTCGATTTTTAGAAGCATTAGATTGTGATTGGCAAGATGATCCTAATTCGGCTGATACACCTAGGAGAGTAGCTAAAGCTTATGTAAACGATTTATGGGCAGGTAGATATACCCCAATGTCTGATGTTACAGCTTTTCCTTCTGATGGTTATGATGGTATTATTATTGAGAGAAATATTCCTTTAACATCTATGTGTTCTCATCACCACCAAACAATTAAAGGTGTAGTACACATTGGTTATATAGCCGGAGAAGGAGGAAAAGTAGTTGGATTATCTAAATTAAATAGAATAGTTGAATTATTTGGTAGAAGAGGAGCTATACAGGAACAATTAACGGCAGCAATTCATAATGCAGTAAATGAAATTTGTGAAAGGAATAAAGGAGTAATTGTTACTATTGTAGGTACACATAATTGTGTTAGTTGTAGAGGTGTAAAACATGAAGGTGCCTCTATGGTTACAACTAAAGCATCAGGTGTATTTAGAGCAAATCAAAATTTAGCTAGAAAAGAATTCTTTGATTCAATAAAAATAAATAATGGAGGACACAACATCTAAAATATTTCTTGATTGGGAGGAAATAGAAAAATGTGTAGAAATTTTATGTACTAAAATTTTTATGGATTATCCCAATATAGACTCAGTAATGGGATTACCGAGAGGAGGTTTAATCCCAGCAGTATTAATTTCACACCAATTAGGTTTACCTTTAGTATTACACCCAGGTAAAAATACTTTAGTAGTTGATGATATAAATGATACAGGACATACTTTAAGCAAAGCACCAGGAGCTTATTGGGCTGTATTACATCATAAACCTACATCTAAATTTAAGGATGCAATGTATGCTAGAGAAGTAGGTGATGAGTGGATAGTATATCCTTGGGAAAGGGAAGACTCAGAAGCTTTACCTGATTATTTAAAACAGGTTGAGCATTTAAGTGATTCTCATTATATTGGGGGTCTAACAATGCCTAGGGGTGCTAAAACATCTTGGTGGAAAAAAATGAGTAATAATGAGTAAACAATTAAAATTATTTAAAGTAGATACTGAAAAGTATAAATGCCAATCAGAGGAGGGATATGTACCTTTTGTATCTGAGGTAGAAACGTTTAATCAAACATTTAATAAACCTAATAACTATGAACCTACAATTCCGGACGAAAAAGAGTGGAAATTCGTCTATGATTTTGTCCTCGAAGAACTTGAGGAGTATAGAGAAGCTTGCGAACGAGGCGACATTGTGGAAATTTTGGACGCTTTGTGCGATATTACTTACGTTTCCATTGGGAACGGTGTTATGTTACATGGCCTTAAAGATAAGATATGGCCAGCCTATCTTGAAGTACAAGCAAGCAATATGTCAAAAGCTTGTAAAACTGAAGAAGAAGCCATACAGACCGTCGGCAAAAGAAGTGAGGAACAAGGTGAGGCCTGTCATTATGAAAAGGTTGATGAAGGAAGGTATATTGTATATAGATCACGAGACAGAAAAGTGATGAAAAGTATTAATTATTTTAAACCTGATTTAAATAAATTTTTTACTCAGGATGAAATAGAAAAATGTTTACCTAATGCCAATCCCGAAACAATTATCTAAAGAAGAGTGGGCAAAAATAGATAAAGCATTAGAATTTATTTATGCCAACACTGATAGATGTTGTCAGGATTTATGTGAGGGGCAATTATGTAAATATGAGGTAGAAGAAGTTATGAATATATTATCACAGATAAGACCAAATGAGTTATAAAAAATGTTATACCACTAATTTAGGTAAAAATAAATTTAAAATACATCTTTGGGATGAAGTAGGTTATGATGAAATAGAATGGTATAATACAGCTTATGTAGAAGATCCTAATGGTAAGTTAAAAGGTATTAATGGTGAAAAATTAACTGCCACTACTAATTGGGATAGAAATACACCAAATATTCATTTTCATGATATGAAACCGTATCAAAAATATCTTATTGAAAGATATGGTATTGATGATAAACCTTCCACTGGTCATAGAGAAGTATTTTTTGATATTGAGTGTGAAATTGGAGGAGCATTAACTGAAGATTATATTGAAAGTGCACCTATGCCAATTACATCAATAGCATGGTGGGATAAAACACCAGATACATGGCACATTTTAATTTTAGATAGAAAAAATCAACTAAAACATACTAAAGCAAAAAATAAACAAATTATACCTTGTAAAACAGAAAATGAATTATTAGGTAAATTTATTGAAGCTATGAGAGATATTGATCCTGATATCTTAATTGGTTATAATAGTGATTTCTTTGATATACCTTATCTATATTATAGAATGTGTAATACATTAGGTGAGGATTTAGCTAGACATTTATCTCCAATTGGTAAAGTAAATTGTAAAAAAAATAATAGTTACTGGTTTAAACGTAACCAATTTGTAGAAATTGTAGGGGTTGAATCTTTAGATTATATGAGGTTACATAAAAAATATAGTTGGAAAGATGAACCAAGTTGGAAGTTGGATGCAATTGGAGAGAAATATGCTAAAGTAAATAAAATAGAATATGACGGTAATTTAGACCAGTTATTTGAAACTGATATCCAAAAATTCATTCAATATAACTTTCGTGATGTTGAAATACTTAAACTATTAGATGAAAAACTACAATATATAGCATTAACTAAAAACTTATCCCATAAAGGTAAACATAACTATAGTGAAGTATACTCAAACAGTGTAACCCAAGATGGAGCTATTTCAGCTTATTTATTATCTCAAAATATAATTCCACCAAGAAGGGATGAAAATCCTATCCATAAGAAAAACTACGCTGGGGGTTACTTATTTTGTCCTAAAGCTGGAGTGTATAAATATATGTTTGACGAGGATTTAACATCACTGTATCCATCTATAATTATGTCAATTAACATAGGTAAAGAAACACTTAAGGGACGTATCATAGATGCAGATGATCGCAATAATAGATTGGGTCTTAACGATTTAAAAGAAAGAGATTATGAAGAAGAATTAATAGTAGAAAATGCTCAACGTAAAAGAGCAACTGTTAATGTTGGAAGATTAATAAAAATGATTGAAGAAAATAATCTTTCTATATCAGCTAATGGTGTATTTTTTGAAACTAATAGAGAATCAGTATTATCTACTATTTTAAATAAATGGTTTGATGAAAGGGTATTATACAAAAACCAAATGAAAAAAGCATTCAAATCAGGAAATAAAGAAAAAGGTGAATACTATTATCTGATGCAGTATACAATGAAAATTTTGTTAAACAGTTTATATGGAGCCACAGCCTTAGGTAGTTTTAGATATGGAAATGTAATCCTATCTGAAGCTATTACATTATCAGGTCAAAGGATAATACAAGAAAGTGCCTTATGTGCAAATAGACATATGAACAAAGTAATTAATAATAAACTAAAACTAGAACTATGGCCTTAAAACCTCAATCTATTAGAAAAAATATGAGAATATTAGCTAATGGAGAACTAATAAGTAAAAAAGACATAATAGCTATGAGCGAATTATGGACTGAAACACAAGAATTAACATTCAAAAAATTCCTAAAACAAGGAGTATTTAGATTTAAAGTTAATAATGTTACATTTCAAATTGACATAGAAGAACCAACTAGAAATTCTAAAGGTGAAAAACCTGGACCTACAATTAAATTCCCAGCAGCAGAATGACAAATATAAAAATTTCAAATGGTGAACTATTAGATAGGATTTCAATTTTAGAATTAAAAAAACTTAATCTACGGGATCCTGCTAAATTAGCTACAGTTGAAAGGGAATTTTTAGAATTAAATCCTAAATGTGTTGATTTATTTACTAAAAATGATTCTACACTTCAAGTGCTCTATTTGGAGTTAGCAAGAATAAATGGTATATTATGGAATCTGGAGAATGAAGTTAGAGATAAATCAACAACAGATAAACAATTTGTTTTGTTATCTAAAAAAATATTTAAAAATAATGAAACTAGAAATAAATTAAAAAATGATATTAATTTAGTTACTGGTAGTGATTATTTAGATGTAAAGGAATATTCATGAAACATTTAGAAGATACACCTTGGTTTATTTGCGATAAAGAAGATACTAATTATTGTGCTTATGTGGACACGGATTCGAACTATTTTAATGCTGAACCTATACTTTTGCATTTATTTCCTGACTTTGAAAGTCTACCTGATAAAGAAAAAGATAATAGACTGGAAAAAGTCGCTTTAGCTTATCAAGATATTATATCAGAGGATTATGATAGATTAGCTAAAGAATGTTTTAATGTAAAAAAACATAGACTTGAGATGAAAACTGAATGTGTAATTAGATCTGCATACTTCAGGGCTACTAGACGTTATGCTCAATGGATTACTAAACAAGAAGGTATAGAAAATGAAACACTAGATATTAAAGGTTTAGAGTTTATGAAAGCAAATTTTCCTCCTATTTTAGGTGATTTCTTTAATAAAATATTAGAGCAAGTATTGAAGGGTGAAACTAAAGATAATATACTAAATCAAATTAAGGATTTTAAAAAGGAAATAATAAGTGGTAAAATACCATTAGCTAAATTAGGTAATCCAACATCAGTAAAAAAATTAGATAAATATCAAGGCACTAAAGCTAGGGCAGGGGAAATGTTTACTGAAATACTTAAAGGTGCTCCTGCACCAGTAAGAGCCGCTATTAGGTATAATGATTTATTAAAATTATGGCAATTAGATAAAAAATATAACCTAATTACTATGGCAGATAAAGTTAAATGGATTTATTTAAAAGACAATCCTTATAAAATAGATGGATTAGCATTTTTAGATTATGATATTCCTAAAAAAATATCTGATTTTTTAAATATTTATGCGGACAGACAGAAAGTATTTGAAAGTATACTATTAAATAAATTGGAAGGATTTTTTGGTGATTTGGAATGGAGTTTGGATTTAAACCCACATACAAATGCCCTATCATCTTATGAAATATAAATATGAGGTTAAAAGATTATTGGAAGACTACAAAATGGCCAACTCTGGAGTTTACAACATCAATTTCTCCTAATGGGTGTGTTGTAAATTGTGCTTTTTGCCCTCAAAGAACATTAGAAAAAATATATCACGCACATAAAGGTCAACCTAAAAGATTATCATTATCAAATTTTATTCATATAGTTGATAAAGTTCCAAAAGAAGTTAGAATAACATTTTCAGGTTTTACTGAACCTTGGCTTAATAGTGACTGTTCTAAAATGTTACAATACGCAAACTATAAAGGACACCCAGTTTCTGCATTTTCAACAGGTGTAGGTATGAATTTGGAAGATGTTGAAATAGTAAAAGACATACCTTGGACTAAAGGTCCTAATGGTGGTTTTTGTTTACACATACCAGATAAGGAAAGAATAGCTGAACACCCACTTAATAAAAGATTATATAAAGTATTTGATAAATTTAAGGAATATGAAAATGAAATCCAGGCATTTTATGTTATGAGTATGGGTGAACCTCATGACTGTGTAAAAGATTTATGGCCAGATCCAGTAATTCCTAATTTTTGGGATAGGGCTGGTAATTTAATAGGTGAAGCTCAAATTAAACCTGCTTTAGATAAAATAAAAGATAGAGTAAACCATGCAGGTAATCAGGGACCTAGTACTTGTGGTTGCATAGAACATTTATACCATAATGTAGTTTTACCTAATGGAGATGTTTCTTTATGCTGTATGGATTATAGTTTAGAAAAAATACTTGGAAATATCATAGAGGATTCGTATGATGACATCATGCCTACCCCATTACAAACATTTGATATATGTGGTAGATGTGAAAATGGTATTAGTCCTAGTGAAAAAATAATGAGTAAAAATATAATTATATGATAAATAAAAATGTTTTGCAAAGTGTTATATCAAAGTATTATTTAGGGGGTCTAAATAATCAAGTTAAATGGAGAATAAAAGATAATACCCTTACTATCTACGCAGGTGAAAAAGGTAGGGTGTGTAAGGTTCATTTAAATAATTTTAAATTAGAAGATGGTGAACTGGGAATATTTGACACAGATAAATTATTAAAATTAGTATCAATAACTAATGGAGATTTATTAATTACATTAGAAAAACTAAAATCAGTATTTACTAAAATTCATATTGCTGATTCTAATTTTGATTTAACGTATTCATTAGCTGATGTCTTAATATTAGGTAAAACAACATGGTATGAAGATCCCGATTCATGGGAAATACAATTAGATTTATCTCCTATTGAAATAGATCATTTAATTAAGGCAAAAAATGCATTAAATGACGTTAATAATATGCTTATTACTACTACTAAAGATTTTGATAATAATGATGTTTGTGAATTTATATTTGGAGATAATACAGGATTTTCTAATAAGATAACATTCCAAATGTCCGGAGAAATATCTAAAGAAGACCTGGCAATACCGTTTGACTCAGATATGTTTAAGTCTATTTTATCAGCAAATAAAGATATGGAATACGGTAAATTAAAACTATCAGAAAGAGGAATGGTAAAATTATCTTTTAATTCTGATGAACTAGGAATATCAACTGAATATTACGTAGCAAGAAATGAGTGATAAAAAACCAGATATGTTTGCTGAAAATAAGGCTATTATGCCTTATGGTGATAGTGTTAGTGCCCCTTCTATACAACCTACTGATCTTTCAGCTTATAAACAAGAAAAAGTAATTAAAACTAATCATTATTTTGAATCACGTTTTAATGAAATTAAGGATGAATATAAAAAATTATTAGAAGCATATAAATGGAATGAATTAGTATATAATAGTGATTTTAGGTTTGAACCTATTAAAGGCCATATTTACCATTTATATCAGAGAGAAACCGAAAAAACACTATTTTTATCATTAATAGGTCCTGATGAATGGAACCAAATTTATATTGGTACTTTTAGAATGGATTCAGATGATAAATGGTCTAAAATAAATTAAAATTATGATACAAAACTTTAAAGATGTTAACGACATAGAAAAGGACAGGAAAAATTTAGCACATATGCCTGACCAAAAAAAGCATCAAATAGTTTCATTTATCAAATCCGCAATACGTATTGTTGGATATATCTTCATACCATTTAATTTAGTTGCAGCTACAGTTTTATTAGTAGTTAGTGAATTAGTTGGTATTGTGGAGGAAATGGTATAAATGAATAGAATAAATAAGCTAATAAATGCATTTGGGAATCTTCCTGCTATAGCTGAGGGTATTAAAAACAGAATTTTTACTAAAGATGATGTTGAAGATATTGCTTGGAAAAGATGGAAGATTTGTTCTACTTGTGCGCATTTTGATACTGTAGGTACTGGATGCGCTGTACCAGGAACTGCACCTTGTTGTGATGATTGTGGTTGTATTTTAACTTTAAAAGTTAGATCACTTTCTTCTAGTTGTCCTAAAGGTAAGTGGGCAGCATTTATGAGTGAAGAAGATGAAGAAAAATTGAAAAATAGCTTGGAAGCTTAATTTTTCTTTATTATCATATATGTATAATAAAACATGTAGCTAGGGCACGTGTTATGTTTTAAAAATTAATTAACCGAGAGCTTCGGCCTCACTAAATAAAAATGATATGAGTACATTAGAAATCTTTGAAAGGCATATAAGTCCTTTCGACATCCTTTTTAGGAATCACTTTAAATCTGACAGCACATTTCAACCTGTTGGAAATTTCAAACAACCACATCCACTTAATATTTTCTTTGACGATACAGGACTTCATTTTGAAGTAGCTTGTACTGGTCTTACTAAAAAAGACGTAGTCTTAGATATTGAAGGGGATACTTTAAAAATTAGTTACACTAAACCAGAAGAAGATAAATTCCATGATGGAATGATTCACAATGGTTTATCTAAAAAATCATTTGATTTAAGGTATAAAATAGCACCTAAATTTGATTTAGGTAATATTGATGCTAAACTAGTAAATGGTTTATTAGAAATTTTTATACCATTAGCTGAAGAAGCTAAACCAAAATCAATTAAAATTAAGTAATAAGTTTTATTAAAAAAACGTGTCCTAGCAATGTTTTTTTCGTATATTGTGATATAACAATATTTAAAAATATTATGGCAAGAAAATTAAAATCTCTTACACTTATTGAGGACGCAGCTATGGAACCTTATTTCATTACTAAAGATGAAAACTGTTACACTGTGAACCAAAGAATCCAATCCAATGCTGATCATTTTAGATCAAAAGGAAAAAGTAAAGAATATACTAAAGCTCTTACTTTCCATGCTAATTTTGGACAAGCATTAAATAGGATAACTCAAGATAAGTTACACACTAAAGAACACTATACTACATTAGATAGTTTTCTAAATGAATTTAGAACAATTGAAAATAACATTAAAAATTATATAAATGAAAAAGCTTGAAGCATTATTCGATGCGATCATCGTTAAACCAATAGAAAACGAAGAAACACTATATGGGAATATTATTGTTCCTGATATGGGTAAAGAAAAAAATGAATATGGCGAAGTTGTAGCCATAGGTCATGGTAGATATACTATGGATGGAAAATTATTACCTATGATACTAAAAGTAGGTGATTTAGTAGTTTTACCTACACAAGGTTTTACTAAACTCCCATTTGATGGTGAGGAATACTATGTTGGTCCCGAAAACCAAGTATTAGCTAAAGTAAATAAAGAATCTGTAGATGTTATCCAGGAAGCTATAGCTGAAACAGAAGTAACTGAGGAAGATAAAGAAAACTTAACAGAATTATAAAATGGAAATAGATATTAAATATGGCAAGGATGCCAGAAAAGGATTAGTCAACGGAGTTAATAAACTAGCTGACGCCGTAGTTTCAACATTAGGACCTAATGGTAGAAATGTTGTTATTTTTAAAGGTATTATGGAACCACCCCAATCTACAAAAGATGGTGTTACAGTAGCTAAATCTATAGTGTTAAATGACCCTAGTGAGGAATTAGGTGTATTACTTATTAAACAAGCAGCTGTTAAAACAGCACAAGATGCAGGTGATGGTACTACTACTTCTACATTACTTGCAAGAGAAATGATCACAGGAGGATTAGATGCCTTAGATAAAAACGAGAATGCAGTACAAATAAAAAGAGATATTGATGCTACAGTAAAAGAGGTAGTTAAGAACCTGGAAAAAGGTTCTGAAGATATTTCTGAAGAAAACCAATTAGAACAAATTGCTACTATATCTGCCAATAATGATTTAGATACAGGGAAAATTATAGCTAAAGCTATTGATAAAGTAGGTTTAGAAGGAGTTGTTCATGTAGAAGAATCTAAAACGGGAGACACATATTTAGAAACTGTTGAAGGGTTACAATTTGATAGAGGTTTTAAATCACCTTATTTTGTTACTAATAATTCTACAATGCAATGTGTTTTAGAAAACCCAGCAGTATTATTAATGGATCATAAGCTAAACTCAGTTAAAGAGTTATTACCTATATTAGAAGCAGTATCATCTCAAGGTAAATCACTTTTAATTATAGCTGAAGATATTGATAATGAAGCATTAGCTACTCTTATTGTTAATAAAATGAGAGGTACAATTAATGTTTGTGCAGTTAAGGCACCTGATTTTGGTGATAGAAGAAAATTAATATTAGAAGATATAGCTATTACAACTGGAGGTAAAGTTTTTGATAAACAAAAAGGAATGAAACTTGATAAATTTAGTTGGGATTGGTTTGGTTCAGCTAGAACGGCTACTATTACTAAAGAAAATACTACATTAGTTGATGGTAAAGGTGAAGTAGAAGCCATAGAGGCACGTATTGAGGAACTTCAAAAACAAATTGAACAATCTAAGACACCTTATGAAACTGAACAGTTACAAAATAGATTAGCTAAATTTGTAGGTGGTGTTGCTATAATACATGTAGGTGGAAATACTGAGACTGAAATGTTGGAAAAGAAAGATAGAGTTGATGATGCGTTACATGCTACTAAAGCCGCAATTGAAGAAGGAATATCAGCAGGTGGTGGTACAGCTTTATTATACGCTTCTAATGGTATTAAAGCTGATTCAATAGGATCTTCTATTGTAAAAACCGCTTGTGCTAAACCATTTACTCAAATTTTAGTAAATGCTGGTTGGGATCCTGTTGATGGTAGAATTATGGCTGATAATTTATGTAATTCTGGTGATGATTTATGGACTGGGTTTAATATTAAAACCGCTAAAAAAGTTAACATGAAAGAAGCGGGTATTATAGATCCAACTAAAGTTATTAGATTAGCACTAGAAAATGCAGCATCTATAGCAGGAACAGTTTTACTAACAGAATGTACTATAACTCAGGATAAATACTCAGTTGAAGAAAGAATGAGGATAGTACAAGATATTCAAACTGGTAGGTTATCAGGTAATGCTGCACCTCCTGATGGATATAGTAATATATAATTTGGATAATTAAATATAATTTCGTATATTATGGATCAATTAAAAACTAAAATTGAAGAAAAAAAGGTACTAATAGCTAATAGAATACCTCCTGGAGATAAATGGAGACTAGCAGATGAACCTAATGGTAAAATACATAAAAATTTAACTGATGCTTTAGAAGCTTATATGCAAAAAACAGATTTTAGAGGTCATTATAGATTAGAACCATTAGAAAGTAAATTATATGCTATTAATGCTAAAGAAGTTGAAGTACCAAAACCAGTTGTAAAAAGATATAGTATCTATGGCGAATACGGAGAATAGTTTATTAAACGAAAAATACAGACCTGTTAAATTAGATGATTATGTAGGTAATAAAAACCTAAAATCATCTATAGCAAAACAATTAGAACAGAATGATATTCAAAATTATTTGTTTTATGGTCCTGCTGGTACAGGTAAAACTACACTTGCTAAGTTAATAGTTAAAAATTTAGATTGCGATTATCTATATATTAATGCCTCGGATGAACGTGGTATTGAAACAATTAGAGATAAAGTATCTGGTTTTGCTTCAGTTGCTTCTTTCAAACCCCTTAAGGTTGTTATATTAGACGAAGCTGATTTCTTAACTATTCAAGCTCAAGCATCACTCCGAAACATTATAGAAACATTTTCTAGAACAACAAGATTTATTTTAACATGCAACTATGTGGAAAGGGTAATTGACCCACTACAATCACGTTGTACAACATTTAAAGTAGTACCTCCAACTAAAAAAGAGGTTGCAGTACATTTAGCTGGTATATGTGATAATGAGAGTATAAGTTATGAACCAACTGCCATTGGTAAAATAGTCAATAAGTACTATCCTGATCTAAGGAAAATGCTCAATACTATCCAGGCAAGTAATAATAAGGGTCAGCTTGCGCTTGATGATTCTTTACTTGTCAGTACCAGTTATCTGTCTGCTATTTTAAATGAGTTAAAAAAAGATAATCCTAAATTTAATACTATAAGGCAAATTATTGCTGATTCAAATATTGATGATTTTGAAGAAGTATTTAGATTTTTGTATGATAATGCTGATGAATATCTCCCTGGTAAATCAGGTACGGCAGCTATTTTAATAAATGATCATCAATATAAGGCAAATTTTAGAATAGATAAAGAGATAAATGTAATGAGTTTAATTAATAATTTAATAAATAATAAATGAAAAATCAACCACAAAATCCTGGACAACTAAATGTTGACCTAAAAAGTACTAAAGGTATAAAAAATAGTAAAGATGGTAGTATTTTCAAATCAGCTGTTATATTAAGAAGAGTTTCTAAATTTGTAGCAGGTACTGATAATGATGCTATTATGCCTATACCTGTGTTTTATGATCCTACTAATAATAAAATATTAGGCGAAGGATTACCTCCAGAATTAAGAGAAGAATTAAAAGACGAGGTAGTATAAATGAAAAATATTTGGGATTGGCTTAAACAAATAAATTATATAAAGGCTGATCCTGATTCCTTTTCTGATAAAGATTGGGAGTTATGGAACAGTTATATGATACATAGATTTATTTCTATGAATAAAGACTATTTAGATATAGTAAATGAAGTTCAAAGTATCAATCCCCAAAATAAAAAAGAAATATACAGTGTCTATAGAGAATTTATTCCTAAAAATAATAAATGGAACAAATATATTAAATCTAAGTTAAAAAAACATAATGAAGATTTATTAGATCATTTATCTAATTATTGGGAATGTTCCAAAAACGAAGTAAAAGAATATTTAGAATTTTTGGGAGATAAAGAAATTCTTAATATATTGACACGTATGGGTTTACAAGAAAAACAAATTAAATCAATTATAAAATGAATATAGAAGTATACAATTTCCTAAAAAAAGAAGCTGAGGCAGATAAAGCTAAAGCATTAGCAAGTGTTAAATTACTTACTGGACACCCAGCTGGTATTGGTGATCATTCAACTAAGGATTACTGGGACAACTGTACTGAAGCACTTAAGTTATTATCTTCAGCTCATGAAAGATTAGAAATATTAGAAAAGTATTTTAACAATGGTAAAAAACAAGTAAATGGGTGATAGTGTAAAAAAGTATTATGAATTAGTAGGTGAGGAGGAATTTGATAAAGCAATAGAAGAATCTAATGGTGAAACCATAGATGGTTTAGGTGTTGTTGAAGTATTTGAAACTGAATACCCTGAGTTAGCTGATGAGTTTAAAAAAATCCAATCAGAAATGTATGATATGTTTGCTCGTAAACATATGGATTATGGTTTAAATAATATTGCTTTAGGGGGTGATTTAACTGATGAATCAGATAAAAAATTCTCATTAACAGGTTTATGTATTAGATTAACTGATAAAATTTCTAGATTAAAAAATCTTCTTGCTAATGGTAAAAATTATGTTAAAGGAGAAGGTATGGAAGACACGTTTATTGATATAGCTAATTATGGTATAATTGGTTTATTAGTAGGGCGTGATAAGTGGAAAAAATAAATGGCAAGAAAGGTTCCCCAAATAGTTAAGGAGATTAGAAATAATCCTCCTGAAGATATTAACTATGCTATCCAAAAGCATATTTCATATTCTCAATTATCTATGTACAAGCAATGTCCTCATAGATGGAAATTGCATTATAAAGATAAAATTAGCCAAAGGGAACCATCCATTTATATGATATTTGGAACAGCAATTCATGAAAGCATTCAAAATTATTTAACAGTATTATACGAAGAATCTAAAGCGGCGGCTAATAGATTAGACTTAGTGGATGACTTCCAAACAATATTCATGGAAGAATATTCAAAACAATACAAAAAGAATAATAAAACACATTTTTCGGATGCAGTTCAGATGAGAGAATTCTTTGAGGATGGAGTTGAAATACTAAACTTTTTAAAGAAAAAGGTAGGTGGATATTTTTCAAGAAAAAATTCTCATTTAGTTGGTATAGAATTACCTGTAATTCAACCACCTAATAAATTTATGAATAATCTATTATATACTGGTTATTTAGATTTAGTCATATATAATGAAGTATCAGATACATTTGATATAATAGATATTAAAACTAGTACTAGAGGTTGGACTGATAGAATGAAAAAAGATGAGGATAAACAGTTTCAATTAATACTATATAAACAATATTTTTCAGAACAATATAATATTCCATTAGATAAAATTAATATTAAGTATTTTATTGTTAAAAGAAAATTATGGGAAGAAAGTGATTGGCCACAAAGTAGAATACAGGAGTTTAGTCCTGCTAGTGGTAAAATTAAATTAGGTAAAGCTAAAAAATCAATATTAGATTTTATTAGTAGTGTTTTTGATTCAAATGGTAAAATAAAGGATCAAAAATACCCTTGCAAGTGTGGACAATGTCAAACACTTTGGAGTTAAATGTTAACTTTCATATATTTACATATATGTATAAACAAATATAATGTTATTAAAAATTAAATTATGAGTGCAAAACAAAAAATGACACTTACTAGTGTCAAGGTACAAAGCCAACTATTTGAAAATTTTAAAGTAGAATGTGTTAGGCGTAAGTTTTCATTCCAAAAATTAGCAGATAGAAGTTTATTTTTATTTCTAACAGACGATGATTTTAGGAAGAAAATTACAAATCAAACAAATATTGACCTATAAAAGTTATTAAAAAAATGAATAAAAGTTTTAAACATATCCCTCGAGATGAGAGGAAAAAAATTGTTTTAATCTGTGATGATATTAGAGTCCATTCAGGTGTAGCTACAGTAGCCAAAGAAATAGTATTGGGTACTTCGCATCATTTTAATTGGGTAAATATTGCTGGAGCAGTAAATCACCCAGATAAAGGTAAAGTATTAGACATGGATAAGTCCGTTCAGGAACAAACAGGTGTTGAGGATGCTTCATGTAAATTATACTGTGTAGAAAATTATGGTACTGAGGAACAGATATTAGGTATCTTGGAACAAGAAAAACCAGATGCTCTAATGTTATTTACTGATCCTAGATACTTTACACATGTATTTAATGCTGAAGATGATATTAGAAAAAAATGTCCTATCTTTTATCTTAATATATGGGATGACTATCCTGCACCTAGATATAACCAACCTTATTATGAGGCATGTGATTTATTAATGGGTATATCTAAACAAACAGTAAATATTAATAAATTAGTATTAGCTGATTGTGATAACAGTAAAAGAGTATTTAAATACTTACCACATGGTTTAAATCATAACCACTATTTTCCTATAGATAAAGATCATGATCAGTATAAGGAAATGATTATATTTAAAAATAATTTATTTCACCAACAAGAGGTAGATTTTGTTTTATTCTTTAATTCTAGAAACATTCGCAGGAAACAAATTCCAGATGCTATGTTAGCTTTTAGAGCCTTTTTAGATACTTTACCTAAGGAAAAAGCGGCTAAATGTAGATTTTTATTACATACAGAATTAACTACTAATGCTGGTACTGATTTAATTAAAGTAAAAGAATATCTATTTGATGAACATTATAAAGATAATGTATTATTTTCTACAAATAAATTAGATAGAAAATTCCTTAATTTTTATTATAATATAGCGGATGCTCAAATATTATTAACATCTAATGAGGGATGGGGATTAACAATCACAGAAGCTATGTTAGCAGGTACTCCATTAATTGCTAATGTAACAGGTGGTATGCAAGACCAAATGAGATTTGTAGATGATAAAGGTAAATGGTTTACTCCATCACCTGAAATACCTTCTAATCATAGGGGTACTTTTAAGGAACATGGCGATTGGGTATTTCCAGTATTCCCTACTAGTAGATCTATCCAAGGTTCACCTCCTACACCTTATATTTTTGATGATAGATGTAGATGGGAAGATGCCATGGAAAGAATACAAGAGGTTTATGCTTTAAGCAGAGAAGATAGAAAGAAATTAGGCCTTAAAGGTAGAGAATGGGCTATTTCAGATGAAGCTGGGTTTACAGCTGAAAAACAAGCAGAAAGGTTTATTGAAGCTGCTCATGCTTGTTGGGATGTTTGGGAACCAAGAGAACAATTTGAAATTGTAAATGCTACGGCTTATAAAGGTAAAATACTTAACCATAAAATTTTATATTAATGAAAAATAAACCAGTTTTTATAATTAGTTGCCCATTTAACACTTATAGTGGTTATGGTGCTAGGGCTAGAGATATAGTACAATCTATTATTGATTTAGATAAATATAATGTTCAATTATTGTCTCAAAAATGGGGTAATACACCTACAGGTTTTTGTAAGGATAATAAAGAATGGGAACACTTGCTTGCATTAACTATACAAGGAGTAAGGCAAGATCAAAAACCTGATATTTGGATGCAAATCACTATCCCTAATGAGTTTACCAGAGTAGGTAAATATAATATTGGATGTACTGCAGGTATTGAAAGTACAGGTTGCCAACATACTTGGATTGAAGGTATAAACAGAATGGATATGACTTGGACCTCATCTAAGCATAGTAAGCAAGTATTTGAAAATATGAAATTTGAGGGTAGAGATCCTAATACCAATAGAGTAACTGGTACTATACTTAAGGTTAATAAACCTATTCATGTAGTATTTGAAGGTGTTAAAAATGATGTGTATAAACATTTACCTAGTAAGGAAGTAGAACTTGATTTAAGTGCTATACCTGATTCATTTTGTTATTTATTTGTTGGTCATTGGATGCAAGGTGCTTTAGGTCATGATAGAAAAAATGTAGGTGAAATGGTTAAAATATTTTTTGAAACATTTAAAGGTAAGAAAAATAGACCGGCATTACTATTAAAAGCATCTAATGGTAAAAATAGTTACATGAGTAGAGAACAAATATTAGATAAAATACATCAAATTAAAGGTGTTGTTGGTGACCATGATTTACCGAATGTTTATATTTTAAATGGAGCTCTATCAGATAAACAAATGAATGAATTATATAATCATCCAAAATGTAAAGCTATGATTAGTTTTACTAAGGGTGAAGGTTTTGGTAGACCATTAGCTGAGTGGTGTTTATCTAAAAAACCATTAATAGTTTCTGGATGGTCAGGACATATGGATTTTATAGAACCTGAATATTCTGTTGTATTAGGTGGTAAATTGGAAAATGTAGACGCAAGTGCTGCTAATCAATGGTTGATGAAGGAAACCCAATGGTTTAGAGTAGATTATGGACAGGCTAAAAAAGCACTAAAAGATGTTTATGATAATTATAAAAAATTTACTGTAGGAGGTAAGCGACAGGGACATTTTATTAAAGAAAATTATTCATATGATAAAATGAAGGAATTAGTTGGTAATATATTAGATGCTAATTTACCTGAATTTGCTAAGGAAATTAAATTAAATTTGCCTAATATAACGGCACCTAAATTAAATATACCTAAAGTTTAAATTATGCAACAATATGATGAAATAATAGATTGCCCTAAATCAGGAGGTGATCTATGTTATAAAGTAGAAGTAACTCCTGAAATAACTAATTATTTTAGTATGTCTTGTGGTTTTTGGACTAATTCTTTAATGAAAAAGGGAGAGGCATTTTTTGAAGAACAAATGTCAGTGTTACCAGAAATTTATAAAGATTTAGCTTGGATAGATAAGGAAACAGAATTAGTTTGGCTACCTAATACTATTAATTTACCAGATAAAGGTATGGTATTTGCTGAAGGTGTAGATGCTGAAAATTGGTCTTGGTCAGCGGTTAAAGCTGAAGAGTTAGATGAACCGGAAGAAGATAAACAAGGAAATAAAATTACTCATAAACCAAATATGAAAACTATTAAAAGATTTCATGAACGTGATTACATGGATGCACTTTCATATATTGGAATATTACCAGGAGGGGATGAAGATTAGTTATGCTATTACAGTTTGTAATGAGTTAAAAGAAATTACTCATTTATTAAATTTTCTTTTAAAACATAAAAGAAAGGAAGATGAAATAGTTATTTTATTTGATAAGAAAAACGGTACACCAGAAGTATGGCACCGTTTATCAGAATTAAGAGGTGATGATTGTTGTACTTATCATGCTAAAGTATTCAAACACCATTTTGCCGATTGGAAAAACCAATTAACAGAATTATGTAGTGGTGATTATATATTTCAAATAGATGCTGATGAATATCCTGCTGTATCTTTAATTAATGATTTACCTTTTATATTACAAGCAAACCCAGATAATGAGGTTTATTTAGTTCCTAGAGTTAATACTGTTAAAGGTTTAACTACTGAACATATTAATAAATGGGGTTGGAATGTAAATGATAAAGAATGGGTTAATTGGCCTGATTATCAATGGCGCATTTGGAAAAATAAACCAGAAATTAAATGGAAAAATAAAGTACATGAAGTATTGGAAGGTTATAAAACTTATGCAGCATTACCTGCTAATGAAGGTTTAGCATTGTACCATCCTAAGGATATTAAAAGACAAGAAAAACAAAACGAATACTACAGCACACTATGATAATAGATTTAAACAAGAAAATATCCGAATTATATCAAAATGATAGTGATATTAATCTACATATACCTAAAATAGTAGAACTAGCTCAAGAAGTAGACCATATAACAGAAATGGGAGTTAGAACTTGTATATCAGCTTGGGGATGGTTAGCTGGAATGCCTAAAAATGGATTGTATTTATATGATTTAGAAAACCCTCAAAAGTGGTTAGGTGCTACTAAAGATCCTATTACTGATTTAGAAGATACAGCTAGGGCTTATAATATACCATTTAAATTTAATAAGGTAGATGTTCTTACAACCGAAATAGAGAAAACCGATTTATTATTTATAGATACCTGGCATTGTTATGATCAATTAGTTAAGGAATTAGAACTTCATTCTGATAAAGCTAAAAAATATATTTGCTTCCATGATACTACTTCTTTTGCTCACCAAAGTGAGCCTTTAAGTTCTGAAAATGCTTGGATAATTGAAAAATATGGTGAACTAACTCCTAATAAAGGTGTTTGGGATGCAGTATATGAATTTTTAGTTGCTAATAGAGGTACATGGGAACTTGTAGATAGATTTACTTACAATAATGGATTTACAATTATAAAAAGAATATGAGAATAATATATAGAATTTCAGATGCTGGTTACAATAAAGTAAAACCAGACTATATAAATAATGAGGCATGTTTAAAAAATGCTACTAAAGAATTTAAAGATGCTAATTGGTCTATTTTAGCTGATAATGTATCTGCGGAAACTAATGATATGATTCAAAGATACCATCCTAGATCTGAAATATCCTATTTAGAAATGGGTAATGGTGCTGCTACTTTTAATGTAGCCCTTAATGAAGCACTTACTTATAATGATGATGAAATAGTTTACTTTTTAGAAAATGATTATTTACATAAACCAGGTAGCCAAAAAATATTATTAGAGGGGTTTGATTTAGGTGCTGATTTTGTTTCCCTTTATGACCACCCAGATAAGTATATGGATCCAAATGAAGGAGGTAATCCTTATTGTGAAGGAAGATCTGAAACTACTAGGGTATACTTAACTGATTCCGTACATTGGAAGATAACTAATAGTACAACAATGACATTTGCAGCTAAGGTTAGTACATTAAAAAATTGTGAGGAAACTCTTAGAAAGCATACTTCGGGTACCCACCCTAATGATTTTCAAATGTTTTTAGATTTAGTTATGGATAAAAAATATTTAGTAACACCTATACCAGGTTATGCTACTCATGGAGAAACAGCTTGGTTATCACCATTAACAAATTGGAAAAAAATATGATTAGTTTAATAATACCTACATACAGAAATCCTGATTATTTACATTTATGTTTAAAATCAGCTATTGAACAACAAAAACATGAAAATGAAATTATAGTAGCCGTAGATGGATTTATAGAAGAATCTAAGGACGTGTTAGATGATTTTATTGAACATATTTTAGTACTTGATTTAGCAACTAATCAAGGTATGCAACAGGCTCTTAATTTAGGGGTAATGAATGCTAATAATGAAATTATTTTTATTGTTAATGATGATAATGTATTTTGTAAGGATTGGGATGTAGCTATATTAAATGACTTAAAGGAAAAATCAGTATTAACTTTAAATCAAATTGAACCTACAGGTCCTAGTATCTTTAACTTCCCTGAATATGATTTTGGAAGAACACCTAAGGAATTTAAATATGAAGAATTTATAAAATATGAAACATCAATAAAAAAAGATAAATTAACAGTAGATGGAGGTATATTTCCTTTTGCTATGTATAAGAAGTATTATATGGCAGCAGGTGGATTTGATGTAATGTATCAATCTCCATTTATATGTGATTGGGATTTTTTCCTAAAATTAGATTTGATGGGATTAGGTTTTACTAGAACACATAATGCACATTTATATCATTTTGGTAGTTCAGCTACTAAAAATGGTAAAGAAGGGATTAGATTTAAAGAATCTGAACAACCAGCTGCTGAATTATTTAATTATAAATGGGGTCATCCACCTTCATTATTTTCAAATAATTCACATAGCCCAAAAGGTAAAACTATAAAAGGTATAAAATATGAATAAAACAGTATTAATAACAGGTGTTGCAGGTCTATTAGGTAGTAGATTAGCTGATTGGATTATAGAAAATAAACCGGAATATTCAGTAGTAGGTATAGATGATTTAAGTGGAGGTTATATAGAAAATGTACATAATGAAGTTAGATTATATACTAATAATATAGCTACTGATGATATCAGTCATGTATTTGAACTACATGAAATTGATTATGTATTTCATTTTGCTGCTTATGCTGCTGAGGGGTTATCGCCTTTTATACGTACTTTTAACTATGATAACAACTTAAAAGCTACAGCCCGTATAGTTAATGAATGTATAAAACATGACGTTAAAAGACTGGTATTTACGTCTAC